CATTAGCATTAGCCATAGTTACCTCCTATAAAGATACCCAATTTTTAGCTGAAGCATCCCACCTATATTTAGTTTCACCTGTATCTGGACCAGTAAAAGTGCTTCCTATCCATCTAAGATTATCTTCCTCCCATGTAATAAAAACTGATAAATCACCTATTTCTGTGTCATTAGGAAAAGTAACAGGAGCTACCCAATCATCACTACTATTTAAAGTCCAAGAAGTATAAGGTTTTAGGCTAATAAATTTATCCTTCGCTGCATCGTAAGTGAATCCAATACCAGCGTATTGTTTTCTAAAACTGTTGTTGTAAGAAGTCTGTTTCCAAGAAGTTCCCCCTGTAGTAAAAGGAACTAAAGTTTCTACAAAATCTTCTGCTGTTGTTGATTCATCTCCGCCATGTGCCGCTACATCGTCATTAGATATAACAACTACTTGTAACACCACACTGCTTGAATTTAATTCCGCAAAATGAGCCATAATTATTTCTCCTATGCGTCATTAAGTATTTCATACGAAATCGTATAAGTTAAGTCACCATTAGCACTTGCTCCGCCTTCGATTAAATCACCTTCCTCTAAATACAATCCCCAGTTCTTGTCAACAAGAACTAGCGTTGCATCAGCAGGAACTGCAATCGTGGAAGCAAAAAGCACAACAGAACCACCGCTTTTAATAATACCCATTGTTACTGTAGCCGAGCTAGTGCCGTCTATATTGGCAATAACTACGCTATTAACTTTAACAAGTGTCTCAGAAGCGGCTGTCAACAAATCAGTGGTAGTGGTAGTGGTTAATGCACCATTAATCACTTCACCTGTAATTGTTGAAACATCTACTAAATTGGGATTTGCCATTTTTTTCTCCTAAATTTATCCGAACACCATCGCCATAGCGATAGCTTTACCCACAGACGCTTTCGCATCTATTTGAGTTTGTATTGCTGATGTGACCCCATCAACGTAATTCAATTCTGTTGCTGTCGCAGTAACATTTGTACCGCCTATATCCAGAGTGGTCATAGATACTTCTCCAGCAACCGTTAAAATACCATCAGCTAAAGTCATTAAATCCGTGTCGGACGTATGACCAATAGTGGCACCATTAATATTTACATTATCTATTACAGCTTGGGTTACCGCAGAATTAGTTCCTAAAGTAACTGCATCTATAGCACCGCCATCAATATCCACACTTCCCATAGCCGTTGTTCCAGCAAAGCTAACATCGGTAAATAAATCATACACAATACCGCCTGAACCACCGCCATCGGTAGCGACTACTTTTACATTACTATTAGGGATGGTAACAGTAGCACCTGATCCTTGTTTAATAACAGTATTGTAACCCCCTGATGTAGCATTTTCGATTATCCAGATTTTAGACACCGTATCGGGTGCTAAAGTAATCGTACTGGCTTGTGATAAAGTTCCAGTTAGTTTGACATAAATTTTACGAATACCATCTGTTAACGCATTCGCCATTGTTATTGTTTGTGTTGACGAATCTGCCAACGCTTCGGTTCCATACGCAAAAGCCTCTCCAATCAATTCGAGGTTCGTATTCGTGCTAGTACCCCAGGTTCCCGACTCATCGCCTGTGGCGATTTCTTTAAGTCTTAAATTATTTATATAAGTGGCCATATTTTAGTCTCCAGTCTTTATCTTATTATACTAACATAAACTAAGCAGCAATCTCAGTCCAATTAGGTGTTTGCGAATCGTCGATAATTTGCCATTTGTTTAAACCCGTTACATATCCCGTAGCAGTAATTCCAGTTGGAAATACGGTACAACCTAAACTGGTACTTAAAGAACCCAATCCTCCAATAGCGGGAATATCTCCAACTAACTCAATCGTATTTTGTGTTACTGTCGTTGCACTTCCAACCGCGCCTGTCCCCACTGTTGTAGTTAATGCCTGGTTGCAGTCACCCGTAACGGTTTCTTCACCCAGAGCTGATGTGGAGGCGTGTCCTGTAACACCATGTAAGGCAGCTCCTGTCGTTGCTACGCTACTTATTGCTCCCGTAGCAGATACACCCGTTTCTAAAACATTGGCCGTACCCGTAACACTAGCAATAGCTGTAAGACCTGTCACGCCACCTAATCCAGTTTCAGTAATGGTGGCGCCTCCCGACGCAACTACGCTACCTAAACCAGAAGTTCCTGCCAGTCCCGTTACTGATAAATTAGAATCTGCGCTAACACTTTCGCTACCCAATGCGGAAGTACCCGCCAATCCTGTTAATTCAACAGGAACAGAATCTTGACCCCAAGTCAGTTGGCCCCATTTGCCTCTGCCCCATCCGTTTAGATAAGCCATGGGCTAACTTAGGCTATTCTGATAACTGCTGTCGCTGCTGCTTTGGCTGGAAATTGTATGGTAAAGGATCCCGCTGTAGAAGTTTTATCTCCACCGAAATCAAACACCGCTACATTGGGATCTCCCGTAGCCGTGTCATTAAAAATCATGCAGCCTCTTGCCGTAATGGTACAAGTACCGAACGTTAGATCTGCAAAATCAGTTACCGCTGTCGTTCCTGTAGCAGTAGGAGTGACCTTTGTTAAAGTACCCCCTTTAGCCGTGTAATTGGTTCCGGTCGCTTCATTGGTAGCCGTATAAGCCGTAGTAGTAGCACCCATAGTGGCTGAACTCGTATAAAGAGCCAGCTTAAAAGTGTTTCCTCCCGTTGAGAAATTATGTACTGCTTTGAGCAGTTCTACCTTGAAGGAAGTAGCCATTGATTGCGTTATTGCCATTATAGTCTCCGTATTATTTCAGCCACATCACCGTGGCCTTGTTTTATTAATAGATTATTGACGGTACATATATGACTGTCAATAGCTTGTTGAAAATATAAGATCAATAATTTATTAACCATTGTCTTAAAAGCGTGTGCCTGTAAGCGGATAGGTTCAGGAGCTTCATCGCTTATGCTCACGATTCGATTGGTTGCTATTTCTGCCCATTCTTCTGGAGTATGCCCACGATTATTCGTTGTATGAACTGTTAAATCTCCAGGGATGGCAGTGGATTCTAAATCAAACATCAGGCTTTCTTCGGCTCTGGCGGTCGCAATAATTCATCCGTACTCCAACGATCGGAAATACCCACGGGGATTTGAACGGGTTGATTGATGTCCGAATAAGATTTTAATTTCAATTTCCCAGGTTCGCCATGCAATACCAATGGATCTTCCAAACGATGATAGCCATACAATTTATCTTTTAAATTAACGTTGGAATCCAACAGGGAAGATCTTGTAGCAATATGAATGTCAACGCCTTCGGACAAACAGGCCGCCAGCCAAAATTCACAACAGGCTCTGCCCATTTCGCCAAAATGAACATTTTTCTGATAACTAAAATCCACTCCGAATATATGCAATGCCCCTACTTTATTCCACAGGGCAAACGCAATGGCGTAGGCTACCGTGTTATTAAAATAAGTACAGGCAGTATCATTCGCTACTTCTTCGATGGGATAGAGTTCGATCGCCGGTACGCGTTCGTCTTTTTCCACGGAATACACCGGGCATTTTAAAGTCGGCAATGTTTTGCGCATGACTTCGGTTTGCGTGCCGGCATCGTCGGTATCAAAAAAGCGACTCATGGGATCCATGGCAAACACGCGGTCGGGCTTAGTAGCCGCACACATGGCGTTGATTGCCCAGGTTTCGTCATAAGTTTTGCTGTGGGTCAAAGATAAATGATAATCAAGCTGACTGTTGCCCATGGCAACCAAAGCCACTGTTTTTCCAGCTAATTCTTTTATGGGTTTTTTCATGATTTAGGTGTCCTTAATCTATCGTAACGATCTTCTGAGTGAGGATTTTTGCCTTCTGCCCAGTTTTTCAAACGCATCATTTCATTATTATATCGCGTTTCATAAGCAATCATTTCATTCGGATCCAACTTCATAAAACTACACGCTTCCAAAAGCGAGCCGTATAACAAGACATTGGGCGCGTAATTGGAAATATAAGTCGTGCCACTCTCAGCTCCAGCGGTCAATGATGTTGGTTGATAAAAATAATGTAATTCTACGTTAAAGCTGGAACTGGGTGTCGGCGCTACAATAAAACTATCTTGATCGAACTGTGCATAATAAGCGGGTGCGCCGGTGGTGGCTTCCGCGGGTGTGTAATCCCTAATGAAACTAACGTGTTTAAGTAACAGGTAATTGTAATTACTGCTGGCATCGATATAAGCGAGACTAAAAGGCGCCAGATAATCCGTCGGCATTCCCAGGTAGGGACTGTCAGCGGTTAAAGTTCCAGCGACATTTTTTCTGAACCCCAGCAGCTCCACTTCTTTGAGGATACGCTCTTCCGCTTGCTGAATAAAAGTATCTAAAGTGCTGGTGAACGTGGCTTCGTCGTTCTCCATATAATTCTGGATAGCCGTCTTTAATTGACTGTAAGTAAAAGCCATCAGTCACCTGCCGCCGTTATGGTACCAACCTCACCCGTGGCTTCCACACCTATCCACTCGGAGCCGATGGAATCTCCCGTTACCGTCGTCATTTGGTTGGGATCTACAGTACGTACTACGCCTTGACCCGTTTCAATACCCAAGACTGGGCGCGGTTCATAAATAGCCTGGGCGTCGGCTACGTGTGGGACGGGTTCCAGTTGCGGACTTTTGGGTTCGTAACATTCAGTACAAACCTTAAACCCGGTCCATTCCTTTTTTAATTGATGATATTTGAATTCAAAGCCACAGCGATCGCAAATAGCGATTGCAAATCTACCTGCTGCATAAGCCATTTCAATACCCGAATGACCTCATATTCGGCGATACCTGAAAAGGCGCACGGCTTTCATCCTGATCGGCTGCACGCTCAAATTCTTCATCGTAAATAATTTTTAATGCCGGCGTTCTATCGGGTGCGCGTTTCATCGACATGTAATACGCGAGTCCCGCTGCTAAAGCGGGATAAAAGCGAAACGGCATATCCACGGTATTGGCACTCGTATCCGCATCTTCAATGCGAATCAGTCTATTCATATAAATTTTATCACTGCCATTTTCCGAAGCCGGCCAGATATATAGACGTGGTGTCACAGTTTTATCCAAAAACCATTGTGTCGGTCGCGCCTGCGTGTCCTTATTCGGAATGTTCCAGTATTCAGCACGTGAAATCTGATTCATCTGAATGTCGGTATCACTGCCGCTTATAGTACGCCGGACAATTACATCCAGAACATCAATGGTGTAAGCATCGAGATCTTGATAAGTTTGTCCCAGCGTCAAGGTGAAGTTAGTGTTTTGCACGGTCCATTGATTGAGACCACGGTTTGCCCAATCTGCCATCAATAGATTTAGAGAACGACGCGCTGTGATACCGTCATAAGCCGTACGGTATTCGAGACCACAGCGCTCGTAAGCCTCTTCGATGTATTCCGCTACATCTGGTTCAAAATCACGTGATCCAGAGGTGGCCATCAATAACTCCCCTTAATGGGTTTTTTATCTTTACCTTTTTTGTAAGCCTTAGATTCATAATCACCGCGAGCGGTAATACCGCCTTTTTCACCGCGTTGATAACGTCTCCTTTCAGTGGCTCCTGGCATCTTACTTTCCCTTGTGCATTTTCATTAAAGTAGCCGCTAAATTGGCTTGTTTGACAGTGGTGGAATCATATTTTTCAGGGCTACGTTGAACAGCTCTGACGAACTGTTTAGTAGTCTTTCCACGATTCTTCGCCTTGCGGCTGAAAGCCCCAGGACGTTTAATCGCTTTTTGAATCCACTTTTTGTCTTCAGCCATTTCTAGCCGCCATCGGTTGTAAATGCCGTCATTCGAGTCACGTTACTCAATACCGCGTGCAATCCAGTTTTAAATAGCACTCCTGCATCGGGAATAGCTAAACTCTGGTTGGTACCCGCTTCGACTCCAAATATCAGAATCGCGGTACCCGTTGCCGAAGTATTGTCGTAAACAGTTATCGTACCATCAGAACCTCCACCTTCAGCGGTAAAACCCTTGAGTCGGGTTCTGCCTGTATAGATGGTTGCGGTAGTTGCGGTCGAATGCGCATTAACGTCATTACCCGTAAGGCGCAACGTACCTTGTGTAACTCTTCTA